TATCAAGATCTCCTTTGAATTCATTCTTTCCAGTACGAATTTTGCCCTTGCTATTTAATTCATTAAGCGCACCGATAACTGTCTGATTCTGCGTCTCTAATTTCGCAAACACTTTGTCTGCAAGTTTACCTAATACATAATCTGCCAGCTTCGAAAGTAATGTCCTTTTGTTGGCTTTCGCAGACGTATCCAGTATCATAAGTTCGTCAGTATCGTCAAGATCTGTGCTGCTTGTATACTCATTCCATCTTTTACTTCCGGCGGTTTCTGCAACTTGGCTTGCCGTTGCTCCGCTTACGGTTGTGGCCTCATTTGCTTCCGAACAAGAGGTATTTTCGCTGGATTCTCCCGGCTCTTCATCAATGCTGTAATCAGCATCGATATCCTCCGTTGTACCTGCTGCTTCGTTTGTAGATATGTTTTCGCTTTTGTCTTCTCCGGATATCGTGTTCGTATCAGTAATTTCTTCACAGGTATCTGTTTCATTCTGATCAACATCAATAATGTTTTCATCACTCATATTATTTTCCTCCATCTTCGAGATCTGCCATTTTTTCTTCGAGTATCTTTATTCTTTCGTTCTGCTCCTGAATCAGCTTCAGCATAGCCGGAAGCATAATTTGGCTGTTCCACATTTCCGGTTTCCCGTCCGCATCGTATTGGCAAGCTTTAGGATATATTTTATCTACATCTTCAGCGATGAAGCCGATCATACGTTTTCCGTAATTTGTATCTTCTTCAGATATGTAATCCGTGTTGTATGTATAAGATTTCACCGGAAGGTTGTATAAACTATCCGGGTTCAGTTCTTTGTCTATATCCGTAATGTCATGTTTGTATCTTTTGCTGGACGACGATACTTTTCTAAGTTTTGAATCTCCTGTCGGTCCTATATATACATTTGCGGCAGATGTCGTTGTGTCGCTTAATGTCCCCGTAAAATGTGATGGCAGTTTCCATGTTCCTCTTAATTGTCCATATTCGTTGTTTCTATCACTCCATACTTCTATAGGATTCATAGACGAATTTCTATAACCAGCGATGAGAGATATGTGTCCCTCAAATACTTCCAAACCTCCCCAGTAATCAGATTCCCCTTTTCTTGCTACGATTTGTAGATTTCTGTTTGTATAGATTTCACTTACCGATTCATCGGCTCCCGCAGAGATATTTTCTCTCGGAGCCGGATAAATTACGATAATTCCCTTTTCATTATCATTATATTTGTTCTCCACCAAAAACGCGCCCGCTGTTGTTTCATATCCATATGAATAATATGTCGCTTCGCCTAATTTAGATGAGAATTCTGTGCCATCTATTTCTTTGTGGGATTCTATTTCTCCCTTAATTACGGCATTCATGCAAGTCAATGTTCCGTCTCCAGACATGCTGCTGTTGTCAGACTCCCACATGATTTTTTCAGCCTTCATTCTTATCTCATTCGCCTTTTTGTCAACGATAAGTTCGCAGTCTTTTTCTGTCAGATCTGTATATTTCGAAGCTTTTTCCCAATCTGACTCCGCATAATTTCCGCTCTCTCTCGCTTTAATACAGCGCATCATATCTCCGTCTGGTCCCTGCGCCCAAAGATCTCCTTTCTCATATGGTGGCTTTGGAGTTGTGGTAAACGTTGTCCGTTTCCCATCCGCAGTATCTTGTGCAGCTGCGGCTGCTTCCATCGCTTTCTGTATATCCGGATCTTTATCTAATAGCCATTGCCATTTTCCATCCACTTTACAGAATATGTATGTCGCTTTTTTAGAAAGCCAGTAGAACGTGTCTGCATTGTGTTTTTGCCGTTCCTCTTCCGTTGTCCACCCACTGGCTGGCAGATTGTCCATCGTTGGTTCATAGTCCTTAAAATAATTTTCAAGTTTTCCATCTATCTGGCTTTGCAGATCGTTAATCTTTGGAGTGTATGTATTCTTTATGAAATCGTTTACCGCACTGTCATCGGTATATCCATCTTTTTTGCCCCAGTCATCCGTATTATATACTCCTGCAGATCGCGCTGTTTTGCACACAAGTATCGTGGATCCGTTAAAATATACATCTCCTTCTTTATATGGCGGGACTGGCGTATTAATATAAATTGAAGATTTGCCGTCTATTTCCTCGAATATTTTATCCGGGATATCTTCTGGCACCCAATTGCCTGACTGGTATATCCATTTTTCTTTTGTGACCGGGTTATACCACAAATCTCCCTCATGCTCCGCCTTGGTTTCTTCGCACCTTACGATAATTTCATTGCCATCTACATCCAGAATCGGATATCCGTCTATATCTCTCCATACAATCTCCGTGATTTTGTCCCATGCAAGTGATGGATCTTCTTCTTGGGTCCAGGTTTCAATTTTGTTACTGATCTGCTCTTTTAGCTTTTCGATATCAATGTTATAGACTTTATTAATGAAGTTTTGTAATTGTTTTTCGGCTATATCCGCAACCGATTGTCCTGTTATAGCTAATGTTTGTGCATTTATTCTTACAGTGCCCGTGTCGCAGTTTACGTAGAAGACTTCAATTCCATTTTCATCTACAACTTTAAATTCTCCAGTATTGATCCAGTTCGCATTGATTCCACGGGCTGTAATAGTATTGAACAAAGCGTTCCCGTTCCGGTCAATCGCCCATGTAGTTCCACCATCCAGTGATGCGATAATTCCATTAGTTGTCCAGTAGCAGGTATACCCCGATTCTTTCAGTTCTGGCTTGTCGTGCATGTAGTAGATGGTGCTTCCGTCTTCCTGTTTTACTCCTGTAATGTACATGCCGAATCCCTGGCCGATGAGTTTGGTGATTTGTTCTACTTTCTGATCATAATGTTCAACCTGTTTCTTTGCTGCTTTGCGTGCAGCAATTGCAGCCTGTGTTGATGCGCTGTAACGTTGGCTGCTGTTTCTTTCTGCGCTTTTAGCATTACATTCTATCTGCTGCAGGCATCCAGGTTGTGTCGTCACCTGTGTCAAGTAGCTCTTCTGTAATTTTCCGTTTTTATCACGTACAAGTACAGGATCGCCGGCTTCATATGCAATGTCCGTGTATCTGTTTGCTTGGAACGGGCGGAATTTCATGCCTACACATCTTTTCCCTATCATTGTTGCGACAGCATCGCCGCTTCCTTTTGGTATCAGTTTATTTCCCGTTATTTCCAGGATATATCCGTCATCCCCATACATATAAGTTCCGGCTTTATCTTCTTCCGTAGATGCTTCCAGATACTCTGTAGCCTTTATTCCAGTTATCACTACATCTTCAAGATTGATGGTGTATCCATTCGTTTGGGATATTTCTTCCGCCTCGGCTTCTTCGTCATACCAGTCAACACATAACTCTCCGTATTCATTGCACCTGAGCCACTGACAGCCGATTTGAGCCGTCCAAGCCAACACTTGGCGGAATGTAAGACCCTCGTCATCCGGTCGCTCAGATACGATATAGTCATCGTTGTCGAACGTCTGTGTATGCAGTTGTACCCCACATACATCGCATGCATCTCTTACGATCTGCGCTCTTGTAGCAGGGTACTGCAATTTGCTCTGGCTGTAGTCTTTATCGAATTTTCTCAGATTATCCTGGCATGTCAGGTTGATTATAGAGTCGTTCTGATATGGAGCATCCACCACTTCCATGGTGCACATCCGAATCTTTTCTATGTATGAATCATCATATTCCAGTAATATTTCTGATCCATTTACATCGAGTATTGATGTTCCGTCTATGTCTTTCCATGGAATAGTCTTCGTTGCTTCCAGACCTGACGGCGATATTCGGAGCCCAACATAGCACACAACTTGTGCACCTTCGAATACGTAGTCCGAAAATTCGTTTTCAATATTGTTGATATTGATTGTGCACTGGTTTACTATCGCTGAACCAATTTCAAATTCTGTACTGGAAGATACTGCATCTTCCAGTTTGAATCCGTTATCCCACAGATCATCATTAGTAAGATGCAGTTCCGTTCCATCCGTCAAGGTGATGTCTATGTATTTCAGGTACTTTGCCACTCCATTATTCTGTTGCTCTTTGAATGCATTTGACAATTTTCTCATGTATGATCACCTTTCTATGACATCAAAACTAACTGAAGAGTATCGTTCTCTTCCTTTCGCCCACCATTTTACTTCAGCTTCCATGTCACCCGTGTAAAATGTTTTTGTTACGTCCGTTCCAATCAGTGGGTCCCAGTATGTCACATTTACATATTCTGGCGCGAACGCCTGTAAAACTGCTGTTATCTCTGTCTTTTTCAGCTGTGTCCACCCTAAGGAAAGAGTCCTTTTTTCGCCTTTTTTATTCTTATGCATCGTTATGCCGTCATCTCTTCCAGCATCGGATCCGCTTACGTCGCCTTTTTTCCATTTGAACTTAGACGGAGCTTTGAATACTTTTCCGCCTACTCTTATGATTTCATCCATAAGCTCCGCCTCCTATATGGTTTCTACGATCATGTACCGATCGTTATATTTTTCTTTTCCTCTTCGTACCACTTTATACAATGTTTCTGTATCGGCTTTAATCGTGAGTTCTATAACCGGTGCCTGTTTCGACGATGAATCGCTTTCCAGGATACCGCTTGCCTCAAATGCATCCATAACAGCTTCAAATACACCCGCCTTGATACCGTCGACGATCTGGTCATTGTTTGCTACGGCGCTCTTCTTTCCCATTCGTCCTACCATCTCAGGTCCCGACTCACGGGCAACGAACATTTCTCCCGTTGCTGGGAAGCCACCATTCGCATACCACCGCAGATTAAAGCTCGGAACGCTAAATCTAAATGATCCCAGATTGAAGTTATTCCAGTTCCATCCAATATGCGGCATTGGAATGTGTACGGAGCTGAAGCCTCTGGCAAATGATGATATTGCATTTTTTCCTACGTTCCACAGATTCCCGATTCCGGATGATATCAGGCTTGGTATTCCAGATACCGCACTTCTGATCTGACTCTTATTGTTTTCATATCCCTGTTTGATTCCTGAAACAATTTCAACTCCACGGCTATGAACTTTTGATTTCACATCACCGATCGAAGAATATACATTTTCTTTCAGTGTGGCCACTTTTGAAAGCAGTCCGCTTTGTTTGCTGTTTTCATAGCCCTGTTTTACTCCGGCGATCAATTCTGATCCTCTTGATTTTACTTTTCCTGATATGTCTCCAATAGCAGAGAATGCTTCATCTTTCATTTTCCGGACATTACTTAAGAATGCGCTATCTTTTACGGCTTCATATCCGTTCTTGATTCCTTCAATCGCATTCTTTCCTTTTTCTACGAGCCATTCTTTTGCATTTCCAAGCGCATCTTTCACTTTATCCGGCAAGTTCTTACACCATTCAATAACACTGTTGAGATTATCTTTTAATCCTTTCAGTAGTCCGAATATGATATAACCGCCTTGCTCTGCCATGACTGTAGATGGACTGTGAATACCGAACGCCTCTTTGAATCCGTCAATAAATGGTGTGAAGATGTTATCAACTATCCATTTTCCGATATTTTTCAGTCCGTCCAGAATTCCATTTTCAAATCCAGCTACAATATTTTTCCCGCATTCAACCAGTTCTTCGCCGATATCAAATAATGCCTTTATAGCGGCACCTATTAGCTCTCCAGCACTTTTGAATAATCCTTTCCAGTCGTATCCGATCAAAAAGTCTTTGATTCCTCCAGCGATATCTCTTACAAGCTTTCCCCAGTCCGTTTCTTCTATAAAACCGGTCAGGAGATCAAGTATAGCTTTCGGAACTTCTACCAACAGTGTGAGTGTTTTTGTTATGATTCCGCGCCAGTCGATATTATTTAGGAATGTAGCGATCGCAATACCGATCTGTTTCCAATCGGTTGTTGCAACTGCCTGCAGAGCCGTATCCAGAAGTCCTTTAATGCCTTCGGATAATGCTTTTCCGGCTTTCGCCCATTCAATCGTTTTTATAGCGCCGTTGATCAGATCTCCAATGGCTTTACCGAATTTCTTCCAGTCGAATGTTGTTACAAACGTATAGGCAAAATCTATTGCTACATTTAAGCCATTTCCGATCGTACTTCCGACAAGAGTCCAGTCTACCGCTGCTATAAAGCCATTCAGGAATGTGGCAATCACTTTTGCGATTTTACTTGATGTTTTTCGAATCTTATCCCACGGAATACTTTCCAGTGCCTGGTTGAGCTTTTCGCCTACTATCCTTCCAATTTCTGTAAAATCTCCTGATTTCCAGGCTTCCTTCAGCTTATCGGCAAATTCTTTTATCTTGTTTGGAATGGATGCCTCTTCGAACATATCGCTTGGGGATAGTCCTCCGAGGTTTCCGCTGCTCGGCGAACTGTCCGAACCATCCGACTTCGAATCCATTCGGTTGATCTGGTCGAAGCCAAGTAATGTTCGCTGCAGAGTCTTATTTGCCGCTGTTGCTTTTTTTGCACTGCTCGCATTTTTGTCCAGGCTGGCCGCATAGTTCTGCTGTACCTTTGACGCCTTCGTGAAGCTCTTCTGCCCCGTCAATGATGCGAACAACATTCCTACAGCTGTAACTGCCTGTGATACTTTCTGGATCAGTGCATTCAGGATCGGCGCAGCAACATTCAGGATCGGTGCAAATGCTGTTGCCAGGCTGTTCTTCAGCTGTGTTAAGCTCGACATCAGCATCGACAGACTGTTGTTTGTCGTGCCGCTGTACTTCGCCAGGTTCTGCATTCCTTCCTTTGCGCCATTAAAAGCTCCGGATATCAAGAAGCTTGCGAACATGAATCTGGCCGTAGTTGCCAGTGATTGGAATATTCCCCCGAGTCCTCTTCCGGTGTTCCCGAGGCCTTTCATGGAATTCTTCGTCTTATTCAGATGAGGGATTCCTGTGGCGAACTTCTGGATCAATGCGCCATAAGCTCCACCGGCTTTCTTTATCCCGCCGGTTACAGTTCCGAGTACAGATTTCATTCCGGAAAAAGCTTTTGATGCTACTGTTCCAGCCGCACTTTTCCCACCTTTGAATTGAAGATCCTGACCTTCATATTCCATTCGTGACATTTTATTTTTATAACCTTGCACTCTTCGCTCTGCTTTTTCAATTGCTTCAGCATTCTGAAGCCAAGCATCGCTCAATTTACTTACTCCGTCAGCTCCCAGATCTCTCTGTTTTGCCTTTAGATTATCTACCGCCTTTTCCGCACGTTTCAGATCGTCTTCTACCTGCAAGTAATCATCAGTTTTTTCCTTAATTCCCGAATTCAACTGATATCCTTTCAATGCATCACGGATCTTTGTCTGTGCTTCATTCACTTTTCCGTATATCCCTTTGCCAATTCCAGAGGCAATATTTCCATTCAATCCGTCCTTAAGACTGTTGGATATCAGATTTTTCATGTTCTGAAGCTCCGGGCTCGATTCCATCATTTTCTTGATCGGATTCTTAATCCTGGCAATATCTTTATTCACAGAATCCGTCATTTCCTTCGTCTTAGCTTTCGCCTCGTCAATGGTCTGCTTATATGGATTCGCATTACCTTCAATGATTACTTTTAATTTTTCTAATACACCATTATCCATTCCATATCCACCTCCTTCCTTTTTAACCAAATAACAGCAGGATTACTCCCGCTGCCGTCGTCTGTTGAATTCTGCTGCGTATGCTCTTCTTGCTTCCTTGTATTCCTCTAATTCTTCTCTTTCTTTTTCTTCTTCATAGATCTTTTGGTCTTCTTTGAATAGATCCGGATAATATTCCCACGGATGCGGCGCATCGGCTTTTTCATCCCTCGTCATATATCTCGTGACTACTTCAGCCAGCAGGAATATACTCCGTACCTTTTCTTTGAACAATCTTCGTTCTTTTTTCCGATACCTTCTGATCATCTCTGTGATTTCCGTAGGGGAAGAATTCCAAAATACATCTTCCGGAATCTCACATTCTGCAGCGCATTCATATAATGCATCTATGTGGCTTATACAATCTCGTCCATCTCCTGCAGGCTCTCCATCATCGACTCTGCCTGTTTCTCTGTAAAAAAACCAGATACAGCCATGGTCGGCATGATGATCTTTGTGAAGAAGTCCATCTGGTTTCCGCCATCTTCTGTCCATGAATCATATAATTTCTTTACATCCTGATACGTAACACCGTGATGCCATGTCACCA